GTGATGTTATTAGTGATACAATAGACGAAACCTATACATTCTTCTGGAAGGGTTTCAACTATTGCGTTTTGATAATACCATGACATCAACTAGTTAGTGTCTGTGCCTTCGTCTGCCTGTTGTTTTTGAGCAAGCTGTTCTTTTAACTTTGCTTCTCTATATTTTGGACTTTTAACTCTTGGAAAAGTCCTGCGTGTTTCTATTATGTCTGCTCTAAGTGCCTTGGCAATGCGCCTAATTTCTGATAAGTGTGCGCGAGTACGCATGCCAGCAGCATGAGTTTGATTTAAAGTCCAGTCTTGATAATCATCAAAGTAGGCTCTAAATTCTTTCATCAACTGATCATGCAACTCTTCGTAGTTCATTCTTCTATTTCAATGTCGTTAGCATAGCTGGTAAAGCCATTTTCTTTAACAACTTTAAGTACATTATTCACACGACCAATCAATTCATCTTTGTGACTGATCAAATAAATGTTCTTGTTGCGTTCACGAGCCATCTTCTTAAGAACACTCAAGGCATTCTCAACACCGTTGGCATCTAAGCCATTGTCAATAAGTTCGTCAATGAACAATAAGTTAATGTTTTGATATAAACTTTCCCACACATCACGGAAACTCCAGCTCAATCCTAAGATTAAACGATTGCGTTCACCACGCGACAAGTTGTCAAAGTCTAGGTCTTGTCCTAGCTGTGTAATCTCAACATTAAGATCGTTTAAGAAACTTACTTGATGCGGCAATCCCATCTTGTCAAGATAATAAGTTAAGCGATTATTCAAGTAAGCTAAGTTCTGATCAATAATCTTTTTACGTATAAAACTATCTTTGTTTGTCAACAACTTTAACAAAAACTCTTGATGATCCTTCATAGAGTTTAGTAAATTAACATTATCCCAAGATATTTCTTGGATAGCAGTATGTCGTAAATCGTCAATCTGCTCTTGATAAGGGTCTGTTTCTTGTTGTCTAGTAGACAATGCTGTTTCTAAACTGGCAAGATTGTTTTGATGTTTGAGTGCTTCTTCAACAGTATCATAATAAGTTTGCGGCCTACCATTGATATCACCGATAGTTTCCAACTCTTGCATGACGCTAGCATAACTGTCGCTTACACCTTGCAGATAAATTACAGCATCTGCTAGATTCTTTTCAGCTGTTGCTGACATTTCTTCGTGCTTATGCGTGTGTAGCCCTTGTTCGCAAGCAGGACAAGTCTTATTTTTCAACTGTTCTAGTTCTTTTGTGTACTTGGTTACAGATTTATCTGCTTGAATGACAGCAGTTTCAAGAGTTGATTTCTCTTTGTTAAGACTTTTAATCTTGGCAGCATGCTCGTCATACTGTTTTAATTTGGCATGTTGTGCCAATTCTCTTTCAATATCAACACTTTGTAGTTCTGTAATACTGGCTGCAATTTTTGCACAGTCTGTTTTCTGTTGCGCATACCAGGCTGACTGTCTATTTTCTAAACCAGTTATACTTACTTGTATTTTGTCATTAGACTTTTTTGCAGCTTCTATGTCTGCTGATTCTTGAAAGATGTTTTCTTTAGTAAGTCTAATCTGCTCTTTAAGACTGTCTGCTTTCTCTGATAGCAGAGTAATACCTAACAACTGTTCAATGATTTCACGTTGCTCGTTGGCTTTTAAACTAAGGAAAGGTTCTGTATAGGTGTTAAGAGCTACAATATGTTTGAACATATCATGGCTCATGCCTAACAAGTCGTCAATATCCTTCTGCGTTTCACGCATATCGCCTTGACTATCGTCACTTGACTCTGCACTTTGCTCTTGATTGTTAACATAGAACTTCATAATAGTGGGTTTGCGCCCACGTTCAATCTTATACTTGTTACCGTCCTTTTCAAAGGTCAAGGTAACTAGCATGTTCTTGTTATTAATCTTGTTAATTAAGTTGTCTTTCTTAATGTTTGTAAGAGCAGTACCGTATAATGCAAAGCTAAGTGCATTAACAATGGTAGTTTTACCTGTACCATTACGTGAGCCGCTGTCATCTCCACCTTGATCTAAGTTCTCACCTAGTACTAAGGTTAGTTGCTCTCTTCCAAAGTTTACAGCTTGGGTCTGATTACCCACGCTCATAAAATTCTTAACTGTTAAATCTTTAATTTTAATCATAGGCTGTTGTAGATCTCCAACAGGATCTTCTTGTCAAACGTGTCACTTTCAATATTAACAAGTTGATTACTCACAATCTGATCTACACTTTCAAATGCTTGAATATCAATATCTGTATTAATTTCAAGTTCTTTCTTTTCTGGAATAAGAGTTAGTTCGCGAATATCATAATCCGTCATAAACTTCTCTTTAATAAAACTAGCTTCTTCGTAGCTAATATCAATGTCTAAACTAACACGCAAGTGCTGATTAGGTTTAATAATTTTGTCAGCTTCGTCGATAAGTTGACTTAATTTTACAGTACGGAAGGTGGGTTGTAAAGGCCAAGTGTGATATTCTGGCTCACCGCCCCACTCTAAGATCATCATACCGCGTTCATCATCCCAATTGTCTGCATAATTGTGCGGGAACGCATTGCCAATATAGATCATATTGCGCTGTTGCTGGCGCTTGTGGAAGTGTCCGCTGAATCCAAGCTCATAGTTTTTAAAGCTGTCTAGCTGAATCTCACCGTGATCTGGCATCTGTACCATGGCATTCATAAAGAAGCTAGGCAGTTCAAAGTGACCAAAGATATACTTGCCACCTTTCTTACCTACTGACTTCCATTCTTCCCCGACAAGCCACGGACAAAGTGTTACATCGCCAATTGTAGTTGGCTCGTGAACTACTGTTATGCCTGGAATGTACTTGCCAAATTCTACAGAGTGGATATCTCGTTTATCTTTATAATAAAGATCGTGATTGCCAGGAAAAAAGAAAAACTGATCAAAAGCCTGTCCAAGTTTTTCCAGTGCGCGAAGGCTGTAGTCCATAGTAGTAATGTTAAGACTATTGCGGTTGTGATGCCAGTCGCCCATAAAAATACCAGTATCACAGCCTTTTTCCTTTGCTGTAGCAATGTACCAATCGACAAAGTCTTCACAATCTTGATTATGTACGGCGCTATTAGATTTTAATCCAAAGTGTATGTCTGTAAAGCAGGCGACTCGTTTAAAAAGGTTACTCAATATAGTATCTCCAATGATCTATTATAGTTGTTTTACAGCTACAGGTCAATCAGTTGTTTCGTCAAATCGTTTGACAGCAGCCGCATGTTCTCCGGATCCAGTTCTTGAGTAACTTGGATTCATTCCGTTAATCTCTAATAGGTCATCACGTATGTTTTGATTACGTTTTTCTAAGTTGATGATCCTAACAAAGCTGTTAGTAACGGCGGCAGTAAAATAAGCAAAAGGATTGTCCGATTTACTTTCATCGAACTGTAGACCAATTTGAGTAAGCTGTAAAATTGCTTGCCCTCGCATTTCATCATTGTAAGTATACCCACGAACGTTGCCACGGGTAGCATATCTTTCGCATAGTTTAATGTACATACGGGCTAGAGTATTAGTAATCTGCCCGTGATCCTTATTGAACTTGCCTTTTTCTAAATCACCTTTCCAATGGCTTTTCCCAACACATACTAGGATATCGTTTTCATCAAACTTCCAATGTTGGAAAGGAGGAAAGTTTACTTTATCTCTATGATCAGCAAGTGTTTTAGGATTCTTTTTACGGGTGTTGTTAAGCGGAATATGATCAAATGTCATAATACGAAACACTACATCGCTTTTATTGATCTTTTTATAGTCAACTTCTGTATCTGCCTGTTTAACTTTTTCACCTAGTGCTTTCCGTCTTTGATATTCTTCACTGCCTAATCGTTTGGCCTGTGCTCGTTTGGCTTCTGCAATAGTACGAATATTGATCTTATCAATGCTGGGCAGTATTAAATCATACCTATGATATTCTGGCTTAGAGTAGCTAGAAAAAGTATTCTTGCTTTTATGTATTTCTTCTAATAGGTCTTTATTGTTGAGATAGTTAACTTTCATGTTAGTCCTGTTTTATAATATTATAAACTATGTACTTAATTTTGTCAACTAAATACACTATCAAAGGAGTCCAAAATGGGATTTGATTTAGGTAGCGGTTTACGCACAATCACTGGCGCAGCATCTTCTATAGGATCTGGCGCTGTCCAAGCAATGGGCACACTGAATAATATTACAGGAACTGCAAGTAGAATTTCAGATGCAATTAACAATGTGTCTAGCTCAGTTGATGCAGTATCAAACCTTAGAAGTTTTAATTTACCTGCAGGCGGTGATCCCATAAGTCAGTTTGCCTCAGGTGCAGCACTATTTACTAATACTGTTAGTACGGTGGGCAATCTTGCGGGCGCTATTGGCGGCTTAGCCAGCGCACTAGGCGGCAACGGCGGTGGTGAATGGCGAGCAAGACTAACAGGAAGAATTGGTAATTTAGTATTTCCTTTTACTCCCACTATTGGTATCAGCGGCGGCGCCAGCTACGATGAACAGCCTATAACGCACAGTAACTATGCTTTCTATGCTTGGCAAAATAGTAAAGCAGAGTCTATCAGCATTAACGCACCGTTTTATGTAACAGATTCAGTAGAAGGGCAAGCCTGGATCAGCGCAGTGACTTTCCTAAGAGCCAGTGTTAAAATGTTTCCAGACGGCAATCCGCCAATTATTTTAAAATTTAATGCCTACGGTGATCATGTGTTTAAAGATATTCCAGTTATTGTAAGAAATTATAGTGTTGATCTACCAAATGGCGTAGATTATATCGCTTCAGGAGCAAGTCATGTGCCTATTAAAAGCACAATGAATGTAACATTACAGCCAATTTACAGTAGAGAAAAAGTTAAAAACTTTAATTTATATTCATTCGTCAATGGCGGCTCAGCAGGATTCGTATAATGGCAACCTATTCAGAAAACAGTCCATGGAAAGATACTCCAATAACTGAAAATTATTTGAGTTTTTTATCCATTCGTCCAGTGCCCGCAGAGCCTGACGATTTCTTATACACAATTGAAAGTCAATATACGCACCGTCCTGATCTATTAGCCTACGATCTTTACAAAGATGCCAAGCTATGGTGGGTGTTCATACAACGAAATTTAGATGTACTCAATGATCCAATTTATGATTTTATCCCAGGCGTACAGATATACATACCTAAAGGAAGTCGCCTAACTAAATTGCTAGGATTATAAAATGGGATATTTTGATAAAGTTTCTAACGCAGCAACAACTGTAGTTTCAAAAACAAATCAAGTAGTTGGCGGAATAAATCAAGCAACTACTAGTGTGTCCGCAATTGCACAAAGTGCAGCAGCTATACGTAGTTCTGCACTAAACGGAGTTACTAATGTAGGTACAGGTGTAACAGGAGTTCTAGCAGGAGTGGCAGGTGCTGCCTCAGGGATTGCCGCAGGAGTAGCAGGACTATCTTCTGGACTACAAGGTGCAATAAGAGCAGCAGGAACCCTTGCAGGTTTATTCGGAGCCGGAGACATCAGCGGAAATACTTCAGGCACAACTGAAGCAAATCCTTTGCATGCCTATGCATCTTATACCTACATGTTTGGACTATATGCGCTCACTGACGGAGAAGTTAACGGCGGCCGCCGCGGAGGCGGCTTGCCTATTATTCAAATGCCCACAGGCGCTCCTGATCAAGTTGGCGCTACAGTTTTTATTGACAGTGTGAAAATGTCAGGCGTAGTTGGTCTAGATCAAATGCAAGGTAACTCAAACTCCACTGAAATAACTTTTAAAGTAATTGAACCTTATAGTATGGGCAAGTTCTGGGAAACATTACAGAGCGCAGCCTTCCAAGCAGGTCACGAAAACTATACTGATGCTCCTTTTATGTTAAAACTAGAATTTAAAGGACACTTTGGACCAGACCAACTGTTAAAAACTATTCCTAAAACTACCAAATACTTTCATATTAAACTAAGAGAGTTGAGCATGCGTGTCACAGCCAAGGGTGCAGAATATGATGTAAGTGCTTATCCTTGGAGTGAACAAGGACATTCTACTAGCTTTGCAGAAATTAAAACAGATGCAAATATTTCTTGTAATCAAGGTGGCCCTTATACAGTTGCTGATCTGTTACAAAAAGGCGAAAAGAGTTTAAAAGAAACTATTAACAAAAAACTTAAAGACGATAAAGATAGAAAGAAAGATGTAGAGTATGCACACGAAATTGATATAGTATTTCCAGTTGCGCCTTACACAGGCAATGACACAGGCAACGCAATTGGTACTGCAGAGTTAGGATTTGGAGTGTTTAACAAAGCAGGAAGCCCAATGGCAAAAGATAATGCTACTTACGATCCAGCTACTGGAATTTATAAACGCGGCGAAATTACCATTGACACTAAAAATGCAGATTTTAAATTTGCTCAAGGGTCTAAAGTACAAGACATTATCAATCAAGTTATTCTAGTCAGTGATTATGGTAGAAAAGCTCTAGAAGAAGCTAATCAAACACCAGACGGAAAAGTTATTTGGTGGCGTATTGAAACACACGTACATAATATCTCTCCTACTGATAGTCAAACAGGCGAGAAAGCTAAAAAAATAATATTTCGTGTAGTGCCTTATCAAATTGACGCGGCAATATTTTTCCCAGCTAATACAAAATCTAATGTTGAAGCAGTTGTGCCTAAAAGAGAATTCAATTATATCTACACTGGACAAAATCACGACATCTTAGATTTTCAAATAGACTACAAGTTAGGTTTCTATAGACAAATGCTATCAGGCAGTTCCGAAAGTGAAGATAAAGAGCTAGCTAGTGCAGTTAGCAGTGCTGCCCCTGCTCCTTCCGGAGCAACTACAGGCGACGCACAACCAAAAGGTGGTGTAGGGCAAGAAAAACGACGCAAAGATGCTGTTAGTACTAGTAGCGGAAAACGTGGCGGTCCAATGGCACCTGATGATGCTGCTACTAGAGCTGCTCGTCAGTTTCATGATCTTGCTACCCAAGGGTATGACATGTTAAATTTAGATTTAAAAATCTTAGGCGATCCTTATTTTATTGGTGATAGTGGCATGGGCAATTTTACACTTGAGTCGGCTGGAAACGGAATAAACAAAGAAGGGTCAATAGATTGGCAAAAAGGACAAGTGATGGTAAGAGTTACATTTAGAACTCCAGAAGATATAAACACTAATACTGGTATGTATGATTTTGGAAATTCTAAAGCAGTAAGACAATTTTCTGGAATATTTAGAGTGCAAGGTATAACTAGCGAATTTAACAGGGGTAAATTTACACAAGTGTTAGGACTAGTTAGACAACCTGGCCAAGACAGTGAGACACCTGGTAAATTCCCTAAGAAAGAACCTATGCCTTATGATCCAGCAATAGGCGGAGCATAACAGATGGCAGAAGAATTTAGATCCGGAGTAAACTCCTCAGAATTATCACCTGGTCCTTTTATAGCTAAGATTATTAGTCATCTTGATCCTAGCTATATGGGCACCTTAGAAGTACAAATACTTCATGAGTCTGGAAATGATGATGCACGTGAAGGACAACTTAGGACTGTAAAGTATCTAAATCCCTTCTATGGATCAACACATATTGATTATGTTTCAGACGACCCTGACACACATGACAATACACAAAAAGCCTATGGTATGTGGATGGTACCTCCAGACGTAGGTACTCTTGTAGTTGTTATTTTTATTGGTGGAGACCCTCGTAAAGGTTTCTGGATGGGCTGTGTTCAAAATGAAGATATGAACTTTAGCCTGCCAGGATATGCTGCCACAGAATATGTAGTTGATGACAGTAGAGAAACAGACACTGCTAAGACTAGAGTGCCTGTTGGAGAATATAATAAAATTATTCATCCTGAAACTCAAAGCGACACTACAAAAAAATTAAAACCAGAACATCCTAGTGCCCGTGCTTTAGAACGACAAGGTCTATTACAAGATGACATTAGAGGTATTACTACAAGTAGCGCACGCCGTGAAGTACCTAGCATGGTCTTTGGTATTAGCACACCTGGGCCCGTAGACAAAACAGGAAAGATTGGCAAAGTTGGAAAACATGAACATAAAATTCCAAATGCTTTTGTTAGCCGCTTAGGAGGAAGTAGCTTTGTTATGGATGACGGTGACGACAAGTTTCTGCGCAAAACTCCAGCGAGTGAAGGCCCTCCAGAGTATGCTGCCGTAGAACAAGATGAAACTGACGGCCAAAAAGACCTACTGCACAACGAATTAATTCGCTTACGTACTCGTACTGGACATCAAATCTTAATGCACAACACTGAAGATTTAATCTATATTGGCAATGCTCGTGGCACTGCGTGGATTGAGTTAACCAGTGACGGAAAGATAGAAGTTTACGCAGAAGACAGCATTAGCTTTAGAACCAAGCAAGATTTTAACTTCTACGCTGACCGTGACATTAACATGGAAGCAGGACGCAACTTTAACACTAAAGTACATGGTGAAATGCACACAAATGTATTAGAAGATCACATACTGATTGTAGATGGAAATCAAAAAATACATATTAAACAGGCAGTTGAAAAGACCTACGATCAAACATTAACACATCATGTAGTTGGAGACGCTAATGTTAGATTTGACTCAAACTACCTGCATACTGTAGGCAGCAATTACGATCTTAACATAGGCGGACACAATTTTCAAACCAGCGGCGGCTCTAACGAAACCAATGCAGGCGGCAACATTATAGAAACAGCACCTCAGATTCATATGAACGGCCCTGGTGCTAGTACAGCTAGCGAAGCTAGTGAAGTAGAAGTACCGTTAGTATTAAAAACACACATGTTAGCAGACATGCTTACTCAAGATGCAGACGCACCTGTTGACATAGAATTAATTGTACGCAGGATGCCAACCGCTGAGCCTTATCCTCTACATGAAAATTTAGATCCTATGCGGTTTAAGCCAGCAGAGACAGACAGAGATAAAGATGGACGTTATTCTGACTCGACTAGCGACATGGCTGAACCTGCAGCAGTATGGAAAGAGTATACTACTAAAACGGATACTTTTGCTAAAGTGGCACCTCCTGATCAAGGTGAGGGCGAAGGTTAAATACTACTATGGCAGCATCTAGATTATATGACAAGATTGTATTAAAAGGTACAACCCAAGGACAGGTTATTCCTGGTACTAAGACCTATAAAGGCTTTAGTACTATTTCCGCAGCCTCTGAAAGTTTTGCACTATATGACTTGAATTTGATTAAACAAGATATGCTGAATCACTTTCACATTAGACTAGGCGAAAGGCTTGAACAGCCCGAGTTTGGTACTATTATTTGGGATATATTGTTTGAGCCTTTAACAGATCAAGTTCGTGATATGATTATTAAAGATGTTGAAACAATTGTCAATTATGATCCTAGAATACGTGCAGAACAGATAACCGTTACGCCATATGACACTGGTATACAGATTGAATGCACCGTGGTTTATTACCCCTACAACATACAAGAATCCCTACAGTTAAAGTTTGACAAAGCCAACGGCTTGTCTGGAATGTAATTAACTACACACATAATAATATACGCTAAATACTCAATAATTGGGAAAGCGTATGTCAACAACTGATAGACAAAATAGATTACTAGTAGCGGAAGATTGGAAACGCATATACCAGAGCTTCCGCAACGCAGACTTTCAAAGCTATGACTTTGAGAA